GGATATTGTCATTGCCACTCTGGGCATTTTTAACCACATGATCATGGTCATTATGTGCATCCCGCAGCTCTTTCAGTGTTCGGGTATTGGTTTCACAGTTATCAACAATGTCACCCGTGCACCTCAGGATCGGGGTATTTGCAAGGATCCCCTGGCTGGCATTGATGGTCACGTTAGTGGCGTTATTGACCTCAACATTCTGGCCCTTTGCATCCAGGAAGATCCCCTTCTCCGTCAGGAGAATATTAAGGCCCCACTGGTTATACATGACCGTTTCGCCCGCTTTCAGGCCTGTATGACGGAACCCCTGATGGTTGGACGCAATTACCACCGCGCTGGAACGATCACCGCCAATAAAAGCCAGAACCACGTCAGTCCCTGACGGCAGGCCGGATGAAAAGCCAAATTCTGCCATCCGCGGAGCGCTGGCCACCTCCAGCGGAGTCTGGTACTGGATAGACTGCACCACCCCACCATCTTTCATAGCCGTGATCCGGCCAATCCCCAGCATGCCGGCGATCCTGGTCGCTGCATGTTTAAATAGTTGCTTCATGTATTGAATCCCGCCAGGTTCTGGTAGAAGGCATATGGCTGAACGGAGAATGCTTCAGGCGGCATCAGCGTCATGCGTGCATGGGTGCCGTAGTCATCGCGCATATAGGTGACTTCTGCCAGTAGCAATTCAGTCTTCGGCAACCGTAAGGTGGGAAGATCAACGGGGATCAATGTGTTTGGTTCCCACAGTTTCCCGTCTTTATCCCGCCAGGAATCGATGGTTACCGAGAGCTGTTTTGAACGTCCGTACCGCCGGTTCATTTCCCAGTCGATCGCACTTTGTGCCTGTTGAGTAGCCATCAGGGTACTTTCCACAATCGATATATGTTTTCGGTACCGCATGCGGGCGGCCTCCGGATCTCTCGCCGTTGCCAGAGTCACAGCGTCATAGGCCGTATCAGGCGAATACCCTGCAATTGGAGAAACGCTCATTGATACACCGACATAATCTGAAAACCTGTCAGCCATCGATTTGCGGTAGTATGCCTGCTCGACATTTACCCCTTCGGCTATCCCACTTGCCGCACGACGTGTTCCCACCCGGGTCAGTAACAGGTTTCCATCGGGCTGATCGTAGTAAAGCAGAGCAGACCATCTGGCCACCCGATCGATGACTTCTTGCGGAGACTCACCCCAGTTCAGAGTGAACTGGGGTACCTTCACAAGTTCATCAACATCCGTGGTTACGGTGATGCCGTAGTAGGATGCCAGGCGAGAAGCAATTTCAAGCGCATTACTGGCATTGATGACGTTGTTAGGCCACTCGGCTGAGCAATCCACCAGGTCCTGACATTTGCTCCTGCCCGTGGCGCGGACCTCATGGCGGGAGCGCGATAGTGCGGGTTCCCAGTCATCAACATATCCCGTCAGTGTCAGATCATCTCCGATACGAACTTCACAAGACATTCCCTCTTCAACGAGTTGACGATCTTCGTTGCCAGGGAAGTAATCCATTAGCCCAAGATCGAAATCAGAGGGAAAACGCTCAATACCCCGCGTTACCCGGACAGAATCCCACCCCTCGATGATTTTGCCGTCGACCGTCAAAGAAACAACATCCAGATCGCTGTCTGCATTCATTGCCTCAGTACCTTCATGGTTGTCGGCATAAACGCCGGATGCGGTACGCGCGCTTCCTGTACCAGTTCATCTGCACGGGTGGCATCCTGGTATAATCGGTTTGCCAGCGTCAGCGCCGGAAGCGGCTGAGCGGTAGTAACCTGCAGAAGCTCGCTCAGACCAGAAGCACGCTCACTCATCGTAGAAAGGAATGCCGATCTGACGGCGAGAAGCGCGTTATACATATCATCGTCTGCGCGGTCTCCAGCCAGAACCAGCGCCGTATCAAGTTGCACAGAAACTCGTTGAGTTAACTCTTCTGCCTCGTCTGTACTGGCTGGTCTGGAGTCCGCAGCGGCACTGGTCATGGCACCAGTACATAGCACAACAATCAGCGTGTTCATGGTCGCCGAAATCGCTTTGCTGCTGTCGGACTGCTGGTACTCCGTGCTGATTGAATTAGCCAGTTTTTCCAGCGCTGTGATTCGGTCATTAACGCTGCCGGCGCTGTTAAGAATTGCGTTTACCACGTCGGCGACGCCCTGGACAAACTCATCAGGTGTGTTGGAGCTGCTAAGCTGGCTCGACCTGTCGGTAACATTTTTCCGGTCCATTACCGACTGGGCTGTTACCTTGTCAGCCAGTGCTCTCTCATCATCCACATCAGCAACTGACGATTTGCCAGCAACAGCAGAGGAACTACCGCCCACAGAGCCTTTACTGTAACGTCCGTACCGGGTATTCCCGAACGTGGAGTTCAGGACATTGCTGAGATTCGTGACCTGACTGATGGTGCTGTCAACCATGTTAGTCCAGAACGTGACCGTGCCTCTGATGGTGTTTATAGCCTGTGTGACACCGCGGATTTCACTCTTAACTCTGGCAATCGTGCTCAGCACAGCAGTGCTGACCAGTTTCAGATAGTTGGTTTTCACCGTGGCGCCTGCAACGGTACTGCCCGTGACAGCAAACACTTTAAGCCCTGATTCAATTGCCATCAGGGTAAATTCAAATACTCGCCCGTTCTCCATCGAACCGGAAATACGCAAACCATTCTCAGGGATGGAAACCGTTAATTCGCCCAGTGTCGGATGGACAAGCGTACCGCTACCTTTTTGTTCACAGGCTTCAATCAGTGACTGGCGCTGCGTGATAGCATCGCCGCCGCCGTAAACCTGGCTGTTCTGGATCAAGAAACCGCGAATAACAAATCGCCGTGTTGCCCGCCCGATATCCTCTATCCAGGCTGTATCACGGTAGGGATATTCATGTACCGCCTGGCGTCGGCCGTGGCTCCCTTCCTCAGCAACAATTGCAAATGGCACACCTCTGAATGAGCTGGGCCGTAACTGCCCCTGCCAGTCATCGCTGGTATCTCCCCCCAAAAGAGAAGTTATTGCGTCCTGGATAATTGACGGCATCACGCCTCCGGAAATAAAAAAACCGCCATGTCGGCGGTTTACATATGCACTGAAATGACTTATCTATTTATCGCTGGATCCATTACGGTCAAGAGATTCGGCGATCCTGTAAAGATGCTCAGTCGCCTTGAATGAGTTCATTAGGAACTCATAAAGCACACGTAAAAGCAATGCACTTACCACCGATATCGTAATCGCCGTGAAATTCATTGAGACAACAGAAAAAACGAGGAAAATGCCAATTACCAGGTAAACAAGCGCAAAAACCTTTGGAGTCTAAATGGCTTTTGCTCCAAAAACTTTTTCATTCATAACTTCTTCCTTAACGAAATGACGACAGTGATCAGTAATTCATGGCCGTTGTTATTCTGCCATTATTTTCCGCATTATAGGTTTTTCGCTCACCCTTATCATTAACCATTGTGATTTCGAGCTTAAGTGGTTGTTCTGACATTGCCTCTTTAAGAGACTTAGCCAGATTGTCGCCGAGTACACTTTCATCACTTTTCTTACCCGTATCACTCAGAATGATGGATTCCCGATTTCTGTTCTGCGAGCCTGAGAGAATATCAGTTTCATCACTCGGGTTACTAAGAGTGCTGGAGTCACGATTTCCAGTTTGCGAACCTGAGATAATGTCATACCGCTGCTGGGCCAGCACATCCGGATTTCTCTTCCCTGACCACCGATCATCAGTAATGGCGGTCTGGATGGCGTTTAGCAGTTGTTCCTCAGTATAAGGTTGTGCGCCATTCTCATGTTTAATCATGGCTGCCATTATCGTTTTTAATGTTTCCGGATCGTGCAGATTTACTTGCTCTTTGGCTCCATATCCAGTGGCTTTTGAGACGGAGTCAATATATGCACGAGTATTATTCTCTGATTGCGGAGCATAGGTATGAATAATCCCATCCAGAGTATTATTCCCCCTGTCACCATACAACATCAGCTGTCTCGCCATTGCAGTTCTTCCGTCGGCATCATTCGCAAAGGTAGAAAATCCGCCATTTTTACCCGTTGCGTTTGCTGCAACTCTCAAATTACCGGGATTATTATTTCTGAAGCCAATTGCGTTATTCCTTGTTTCCCCGTAAGGAACATTGCCGCGTGCAACGTTGGATTGTGGCTGGCTGATAGCGGATAAGTCATTCTGCAATTGAATCGCAGAATCGGTCGCGCGGTAATTCGCATCGTACCGCTTTCTTACAGCATCAGTCATGAAACCCGAGTCAACCTGCCCACGTTCACTGCGGGGTAAGCTGTTATAAAGTTCCTTATCGTTCTGAATGCGCCGTAGTTTCTCAGCATCATTGCTGTTGATAAAACCGAGAGCATGAGACAGCCCAGTAAAATCACCATTAGTGAACAGATCGGTAACACCTTCAAGGCCGTCTTTGACTGAACCATCCGAAAGAATGGTCTTAAGTGCCTTGTTTTTTGAACGTTGCCACAGACCATCCCAGGATGCGCTGAGCTCATTCATAGTGCCGTTCACTTCACTCAATTGCTGATTTAGTGCCGGATCCACAGTCAGACCAAATTCATCCGATTTCGCCAGCAGCTTTTTCATGCGCTCACCGTCACGCATTAGCGCCAGCAATTCGGGCGTCAGCCCAAGTGCATCAGCGGCGGACTTCTGCTGTTCAGGTCGCAAGGTTGGAAAAATTTTTGCGATAGACTCCAGTGTTTTAAGGGTATTTACTGAACCATCGCTGTTTTTTTGGATTTGAGCACCAATTTGCGCCATCGCTGCCATAACCCCCTCGTTTTTACCACTGGCAGCCTCATTGAATGCTTTGAAAATACCTTCTATTGATGCATTAGCGCTCTCGCTG